AGACAAAATTGATGAATTAGGATTGGCTATTTGGATTCAAGATGATGGTTATAGAACAAAATATGGTTCTTATAGCATATCTTGCGGAAAAACAGATATTAATATTTTATATGATATGGCACAAAAACTTAATAAAAAATTCAAATTAAATTTTAAAGTAAGAAAAGCAAGTAGAGAAAATGTAATCGAATTGAATAAAAAAGAAAGTTATAGATTAGTAGAAATAATAAAACCTTATATTCATCCAGTTATGTCTTATAAAATAGATCGAAAGATTTTACAATTCCCTAAAATTAAAGATGAAGAAAATAAAATAAGTTTATGTGAAACAACTATTTATCATAAAGAAGAATTTGAGTATTATGATGCTAAGTATGATATTGAAGTAGAAGGTAATCATAATTATTTTGCACAAGGAATGTTAGTAAGTAATTCATTTCTTAAAGATGTTGATTTGTTCGGTGTAAACTATGGTTATTGGCAATATTCTTATATGCAGCCAAGCTATATGCCTAGATGGTTTGACCAAAAAGAGATTATTTATTCTTGTCTTAACCCAAGAAGTGAACACACATACGGGTGGGCTCCAATTCAATCAATCATGGAAGTAGTAGAATCACTTAATAATTCTATTAGGTGGAACAGAGATTTCTTTTACAATAGTGCAATACCTGCTGGAATAGTGGACTTTGGAAATATGGATGAAGATACTCTTAAAGCAGTTAAAGCAGAATGGCAGCAAGGCTTAAAAGGAAAGGCCCACAAACTTCTAATGGTTTCTAATCCAAATCCTAGTTATTCAGAAGGAACAGCAACACAGTCTAAAAGTGTAACATTTACAGCTTTCCAAAAAGGAGCTAGAGAGATGGAGTTTCTTGAAAGCCAGAAATGGTATTCATCACTTGTAACTTCTGCGTTTAAATGCTCTCCTGCTGAATTAGGTATATTAGGAGATGTTAAAAACAAAGCAATTCAAGAAGGCCAGGAAAGAGTTCACGTTAGAAGAGCAATCAAGCCAATTCTTGCAGAAATTGAATATAAGTTTAATACTCAGTTAATTACAGAGTTCTTTAATCAAGATGATCCAAGAGGAAAAACAGGAGGATTAAGGTTTGAATTTGATTATATTGATCCAGTTGATGAAGCAAAACAAAAAGAGAATGAGATTAAAGATTTAGAAGCAGGAGTTATTACTGTTAATGAAGTCAGACTGTCTAGGGGAATGGAACCAGTTGATTGGGGAGATGAACCAATGAGTATGAATAATCAGCCTGAATTTGATGAAGAAGATCCATTTGATAAAGAAGTTAAGCAAGAGGGTGCAGAAAAGAAAGATAAAGATGATAATCCTAATGCTAAGAAAGTAAAGAAGGCTGCTAGTTTTGATTCAAACACAGGAGGAGAAGGAACTCCAGGCAGCGCATTTAATCAAACAACACCTGAAAAAAAAAAGATTAAAGATGAAAAGAAACCATTAGAAGTTATTGACACTGAGTACAAAGGCTATTCTGATTATTTAGAGGGAGTTTTCAAAAAGTGCAAGAAAAAGATTAAGAAATATGTAGAGACTGAATTAAAAGAAGAAACTTTTTGTAAAGGCATGACAATCTCTGCTGATAAAGGGAAATCTCTCAAAAAAAGTTATACCTTTAACAAATCATTCAGTGGTTTTCTAAGCAAGATGATTAACACACTGTTTAAAACTACTTTTTCAGATAAGTTTTACAACGACATAGAAAAGTATATTAAGAAAGATTTAAAGATTGGAATAAAAGATGCAGAAGAAGCATTACAAAAAGAAATAATAGTCAAAGATATTGATACACAAGCATTGCTTCTTACAGACCAACAGATTCAAGGATATACTCTTTGGAATGGAAATAAGTTTGTAGGAATAAAAGGAGCTGTAGATAGTGTTCAAAAACAAATAATAAATAATCTTAATCAAGCCATTGGAAAAGAAGATGTTAGTATGAGTGACTTGACTAAAGCAGTAGATGATGCTTGGACTGGAAATGATGGTATAGATGAATACAGAACTCTTAGAATTGCAAGAACTGAAACAAGCAGGATTATTAACAAAGGAAAATTACAAGGAGCGCATGATAGCGGACTAGAAGTTAAAAAGAAATGGGTAGGCTATCCTGGAATGTGTCCAATTTGTGAAGAACTAAGTAAACAAGCACCTATAGAATTAGATGAGTGGTTTGTTCATGGAGATGATAAAGTTCAACATCCGCCGATTCACCCAAATGATCGTTGCGGAATTAAATTGGTGAATAAATGAATATTGAAGAGATGGCAGAAGCTCATAACAAAGCACGACTAAAAGAAATAGAAAACATGGAAAATAAAAAGTTTCTTGAAAAGTATGGTTTTTCTAAAAAACTTAAATGATTTTTTAAAGATTTAATTATTCAATACATATCTAATAGATACGATACTTATTCTATATATATAAGAAATAAAAAGCTTTAAATATAATAAAATTAAGAAAAAACGCATGACTGATTTATTAAAAATATGGGTTCCTATTTCTAAAAGTTCTAGTGGAAGTTACGAAGCAATACTAACAGATACTTCTATTGATAGGGATGATGAATTAATGGGAGAGTCAGTTATGGATAAACTTTCTAAAAAATTGGCATTGCCTGCTCTTGCAGATCATAACAACACAATGGATTCCTGGATTGGAGGATTTAAAAACCTTCAAAAAGTACATAACAATGGACATTATGCTGTTACTGGTGAACCAACATTTTTTTCTAAAGAAGCAAATCCTAAAGCTCAACAAGTAAGAAAACAAATAGATGAGGCAAGCGATATGGGTATTCCATGCGGAGTAAGTATTGGAGCAAGGCCTATAACAAGCGAGATGATTACAAAAGACGGAAAACAATACAAAAAATGGACAGATATTGAAGTTATGGAAGGAACATTTACACCTGTTCAATCAAATAGAAATTCTTATGCTTATGTAGCAAAGTCTTTTGGATTAAAAGATAAAAACTTAGAGGGTGAAAATATGACTAAAGAAGATATTAAAAAAGCAGAAGGTGAACCAGAACCACCTAAAGATGAAAAAGTTGAAGATGAACCAAAGCCTGATGCAAAACCTGATGAAAAAGCACCAGAAGCAAAAACAGAAGGCGAAACAAAACCAGAAGAAAAAACTGAAAAAACACCAGAAATTGATGTTCAAAAACTTATAGAGGAAGGTATTCAGAAAGCTATGAACAAAATACCTAAACTAAAAGCTATTCAAGAACCTATGGAACAAGAAGATGCTGGAAAAGAACCAGAAAAGATGGGTTTCATAGAAGGGCATCTAGCTAAAAGATATGGATATAAGGAGGGACAATAAAATGTACGGAATTAACGCAGAACAAGCATTTTTACAAAGTTTTGGAGACGCAAACATCCAAGATGGTGAAATGTATTATGATGGTGGATTTGGATTAGATAAAAGAAATGAAATGATGAAAAGGATTGAAGCTGTAAGATTAGAAAAAGCACCTTCATTTGTAGCAGGAGCAACAGATGCTGCAGGAACAGGAGGCGCAGGCACAGCAAGTTCAGCTTTCTCACCAGTTTATGTTGATCCAGATGTAGTTGATTTGACTAGAAAACAAACACCTTTAGTTGAATTGATTCCAAGAAGGGCAGTAAGAGGAAAAACTGTAGACTTCAATCAACTTACTACAAAGGCAGGGGCAAAATGGAAGTTAGAAGATGGTGGAATGGATGAAGATATTGATACCTATGATAGACAAAGCAAACAAGTAAAATTTGCTTATGCTGTTGGAAGAATATCAGGACCTGCAATTATGACTTCAAGACACTTTATTGATGTAAGGGCCTTAGATGTTAGGGTTAAAACAATCGAAATTAGAGAATTAGAAGAGCAGACAATTCTTAATGGAGATGCAACAACTTATTCAACAGAATATGATGGGATGATTAGTTCAATAACTAATAATTCAAGATCATTATCTGCTGCTGAAGTAACTCTTGGAGATATTAGAACTGAAAATGATACAATATTTGAAGACAGTGGAAACAATAACCTGAATGTAATGCAGGCCACAACTCACTCATATATGAAAGGTTTACTTATGGACTTTCAAAGATATGTGGACAAGTCTACTGATTTGCCTTTCGGTATATCTGGAGCATTTAGTATTGATGGTGTAAACCACATTAAATCAAGGTTTTTAACAGGAGCAGATTCAAGCAGAGAGTTCCTTTGCTTAACTAGAGAATCTTGGGAAATGGGAACATTACTTGATGCAACATTTGAAGAACTTGCTAAAACTAATGACAGTAATAAGTTTATGATTAAACTGTATGAAGTGTTAGTAAATAAAGCAGATAAATTCAACAGTCAGCTAACAAGCGTGTCTTAGGTGAATTATAATGGTAGCAGCAGCAGAAAAAACAGCAACTTTGATTGAAGATATTATTTTATCAGATGGATTAATCATCAATTTAAGTTCTGTAACCACAGTCACTGCAGATGATTGGATAGTTCTATCAAAAATGGAGGCTACAAGATTTGGAATGGCTTTTACTACTGCTGATGGAACAGACCAAGAAGCTTATAATGCAACAAACACTATACCTTTAAACGTGGCAGGAATAGCAACTGTTCTAACAATAGGGGACAGTGTTAAATCCACAGGGGGCGCAACATAATGGCAGCTTTAAAAACAGCATCATTAGTTAAAGAATCCAGATTATCAGGGGGTGGAATATTAGCTGTTTATACAGTTATAACTACTGCTACAGATGATTGGTTTGTAATAGCAAATATGGAAATTGCACAATTCGCTAAAGCATATACTACAGCAGATGGTACTAATCAAGAAGCTTATACTGCTGGAACAGATAATAAAGTTTATCTTGATGTCGCAGGAACAGCTACTGTTATGGTTATCGGCACAAGTGTTAAATCAACTGGAGGTGCTACATAAAATGGCCGCAGTAAGAACATCCACACTAGTTGCTGATTATGTTTTATCAGCAGGATATTTATTAAGGATTTATACAGTTACAACAGTAGCAGCAAATGATTGGGTTGTAGTAGCTGATATGGAATTAGCAAGATATGCCTCTGGATATACTACAGCAGATGGAACAGATCAAAATTGTTATGTTGTAGGAACAGATAATAAAGTTTATTTTGCAGCAGGAACTCCAGCAGCAAGTACATTTATGGTAATTGGAACAAGCAAGAAATCTACAGGGGGCGCTACTTAATTTGGCAGCTGCTTCAATAAATTATTACATTGAAGGACTCCCATCTAATGAGGAAGCAGTTCAATTAGAAGTAACTGATGGAGAGACTTATAAATCTAGGAAGTTTGCTATAATTACACAAGCACTTGTTAGTGGGAATACAGATAATGATGCACATATAAACGTAACTCATTCTGGAGCAACAGCAACTATTAATTATGTTGGTATGACTGACCAAGCTGTAACACTTACTTTATTTGGGGTGAGAAATAAATAATGGTAGCTGCAACTTTAACACAATATAATGAAGCAGCAATGCCTCATCAAGAAGTAGTTCAACTTACTGTAACTGATGAATACACATATACTTCAAGAAAGTTCAAAGCAATTAAAGCAGTAGAGATTTCAAGAAATACTAATGATGCAGCTCATATAAATGCTACATTTAGCGGACAAACAGTAACAATTAATTATGCTTCTGGAAGTAGTGATAAAGTATCGCTTGTT